CGGCCAAAGCCCACAGCCAGATCCGCCGTGTTCGATGTCTGGATTACCTTCTTATCCGGAAACTTCCCCAAGAACCACGCCGGCAACATATTGGAGGCGAACTCCGACTTCGTATGACGCGGCGGCATATTAATAATCAACCGCTTTAACTTCCCCTCCGCTATCTCCTCAAACTTCTTTGCCATAAGAGCATGGTGCCGGCCATGTATAAACCCCGGCCACATCTCATGCACAAAAGCCATAAAAGACTTCTGCGCCTTCTCCCGCTTCACCGCATCCCTATATTGCGATACCTGCTCCAGCAGCTTCTCCTGCTCGGCCATAGGTAACTGCGAGATCAGTTCACTCAAATCCATCATTCATCCCAAGGAGCATTCGCCATCCGCCTCATCTTGGCAGGAGAAGCTTCTACCGTATCTCGCGATTTTTTTAACCCCATAGGCGGAAGCTGCGCCGAACATATCTGCACCAACCCCCTTACATGCTTCACCGCCTCCTCCAAATCCTGACTCCGCTCCACCATCCGCGCCGCCATAACCAACGCCGCAACCTGCTCACGCTTCATGTATTCCCAAGTCTCCAGATCCATATTCACTCCAGATTCCTAAAATTCAAATACACAGGCCGCACACTCCGCCCCGCACCCTTCAACTTCTTCAACACCCCCAACTTCACCAACCTATCAATAATCTCACTAGTATTCCCCATCCCACCCTTACCCCTCAACTTACATATATCCCGTATCGACGGCCCAAACCCATACCGCTTCCACCACTCATCCACTACCAAAAATACCTCCCGCTGCGCCGGCGTCATCTTCACCTCCATACACTCCGCCTCCGTCACACGAGGCCGTCGTGCCATCTCCCTATTAATCAATAACTTATCCATGCCTCAAAAATCTATCTGGAAGTTCTTCCAGATAGAAGTTGTCCGTCTGTTAACTTTACGATTTTCCATTTTTTATACCCCCCGGTGGGTCTGCGTTTCCGAAGACAAGGGGGGGGTTTCCGTATTATCTTGTGACTGTTCGTGTGGAATAGTATGTATATGCGCGTGGGACTCCAGCTCGCCAGCAGCGGGGGGTGCCCCGGCGGTGGGGTCGGCAGGGGCGGCATCGTCAACGGGTACCCGGTCGGTTGTCAATTCAGCAAGCAAGTCTACCGCGTCAACGTCCGTCACATCCTGCGAGCCTGAGCCGATCATCAACGTCTTAAGCTGATCCATGATCTGCGACTTGATGGCATCTGAGCCGCTGATCGTGGTGATTTCTTTGCGTTCGGTGAATGCCGCAACTTCAGTAACAGTGCCGAGAACCTTTGCCGCCGTGACCTTGGTGGACTGTTTTGCCGATGGATCGATCAGGACGGATACGAGCGATTGAATTACCAGAGCCCTCAAGGATTCAGAGGAGCGATATCTCTGAGCCTCCAGAGCCAGTTCATAAGCTTGTATCTCACGGGCAATCGCTGGGTTTGCTTTTAGCTGGCTGGCTTCGGTGCCTTGTGTGTGTGGCTTAGCCTTTGTGTCATACGCTCTGCGGTAACTCTCAGCCCCGGTATTACCGAGCGCAACCTGCCGGGCAAATTCTCTTTGCTTTGGTGTTAACTCGGACTTTCCCACCATGAGGATGGTTTCAATCGGCATCTCTTTTAATGCTTGTCTTACTTCCTTCCTTTTCATCCCTTGAGCCTTTCCGCTTCGCTTCAATAACCCCGCCGCCCGATCATACCGGAACAAATGCGGAAAGTGTACCAATTTGGAACAACTGTCACACATTGGAACAGGACTGTACCAGATTGATACACCCGGGAAACATGCAAACCCAGTGTTTATGCGCCCTTTGCCCTTGGCATGATCCATGCAATATGACGCATGCATCAAACCTATTGCATCGATACATGGAAACCGCTTACAATTTGCAGGCACTAACCAACCCGGAGATCGACACCATGCGCCATTCAGCCATCATTGAACACCCCGCCGCCTACGATGCAGCCATCAGGCGAAACATTATCGCCAACGCTCAGAAAACATGGAGAGCGCAAACACCACGCGCCGCCGAGATCGAAGACGCAATCCAAGCCGGGCGCACTTACGACGATTATGGCCGCTTTACATATGCGGACAACTTCATTGGCAGTATGGCGAACTCATTCGACACCTACGGGAAATTGACCCCGAACCAATGCGCCGCCATCCTGAAAGGCATCGACGCACGCGCCGCCCGCCGCGCAGAATGGCAGGACAAGCAATCCGCCTTGAATGCCACCCGGGAACATCTTGGCACCATAGGCCAAAAAATTACCCTGACCCTTACCCTTCGCAAAATTATCGAACTCGAAGGCATGAAATTCAGCCGCTACGACTCGGGCATCACTTTCCTGCATATATTGGAAGACGAAGCCCAGAACGTAGTGATTTACAAAGGCACCGCCGCCGCGTTTTCAATCGACGAAGGCACAACCGTTACCGTGACCGCTACTGTCAAGGAACACGGCACCCGCGACGGAGTAAAACAAACAGTTATCCAACGCCCCAAAGCAATCTAAACCAACCCGCCCGGAGCAATCCGGGCACTACTGGAGCCCAGACCATGACCGCCGACCAATTAGCAAAAGCCGCAATCAAAACCGGACGCGATGCACGCTCATATGCGAGCGATTATGTGCAACGTGAACTTGCCCTCGCACGATGCGCCATGCACCTGCACTGGTGTGACGATCCGGATTTACTGCCGCAAGCCGCCATCACGACCCGCAAGGCAATCGAAATTGTAATGAACCACTACGCCGACCTGTAAGGAGCCCAGACCATGAAGATCGCCAAAGAAATACATTACGCGCATCACAACGGAGCCATTACAGAAACGAACCGCGCAGCAATGGCGCAGCTTGTCATTCACGCCGATAGCATCATCAACGTGATTCAGCGCATAGCAAACTCGGACACGCGACAAGAACCGTTGACCGCCAACGAGGCGCAGCAGCTAGCCGCAAATTTGCTAATGACCCTAAACCGCTATTAAACCGGAGCCCAGACCATGAAAGCTTACAAACACCTCGTCCGCTATGCCCTGAACGCCGGTTATGCCGTATCCGTTGACGATGGCGGAGACGATTTTGAGATCATCCGCGGACGCAATTATCAAACCATCATTGACTGCATTGAATCGGTCGAAGAGGCGCAGATCGTTATATCAGACCAAAACGACAAAAAAATCGGATGGGCACTTGTATCCGCTTACGGACTGGCAGACGATGAAACCGTTATCGACTTCGGATGCAATGAATTCATGCTCGGATGGGAAAAAGCTTTTGAGAATCCGCACGCCGAGCGTGATGCCCTAATGCGTGCCGCCCGGGAGCTTTCCACCGGGATACATGGAAGCTTTGCCGCAGGCATCGGAGACGCAGCCCTACGCGCCGACAGCGAGAACCTTCGCCGCCTTGTGGAAGCTTTCCCGGAAGTTTTCGCCAAAGCCACCGCCGCCGAGACCGTATAACCCAACCGCCCGGGATATCCCGGGCACCCAACCCCAAAGGAAACAACATCATGAGCAAATACAACGGACACAAAAATTGGAATCATTGGAACGTCAGCCTATGGATAAAAAACGATGCAGGCCTGTACCACATGGCGCGAGAGTATGCCAGCGACTACAGCAAAACCACCGCCGCCGCCCTTATGTTTCACCGCTTGACAGTACTGGACGGCATCACCCACACCCCGGACGGCGCACCGTACACCATCACAACCATTCGCGCCGCCATGCGCGATTTATAAGGAACCCGACACCATGAACCGCATCCCTGAAATTATCGTGATCGCAGGCATTTTGCTCGCAACCGCTTGTCTTTACCTTGGAGTGACCGGAGAGATTGACACCGTCGATATGGTAATCATGACACTCGCAAGCTTGTTTATATCGGTAATCGCCGCTATTGAAGACCACAACCTGAGAGATTAATAAAATGAAAATCACCGTCAAACATCGCTCTAATTATGGCATCGACACTTTTTACCCTGCATGCCCCGCCGCGGAACTATTCGCCCGGATAGCAGGCACGAAGACACTCACCCGGAACACGCTCGAATTAGTGCGACAGCTAGGTTACGACATTGAACTACAGACCGAAGCACCGAAGCTTTTTAAACATCTCGCAACCGCTTAAAGGATAAGACACCATGAAAACTTTCGACTTTATTTCCGATCCCGGCCATGGATGGATCAAGGTACCGCACCGCCTGCTAGCAGAACTCAAGATCGCAGACAAGATCAGCAACTACTCATATAGCCGGGGCGATTATGCTTACCTTGAGGAGGACATGGACGCAGCGACCTTTTTTAACGCATACCGGGCACGCCACGGGCACGACCCGAAAATTCGCGAGCGCAACAGCGCACACAATTACAGCCGCGTCCGCAATTATGCATTTTATCGCCAGCAGGTGATCGCATGAAAATCCACTTCATCCGCAAATCAAACAACCGCAAGACCGGAGCGATCCCGGTAACCTACAGCGAGCGCAAGACCTGCCCGCCAACCTGCCCGCACTACGAGGCCGACTGCTATGGTGAAGATTATTACACCCGCTTAAATTGGGACAAGGTACCGACCCGGGGCGCAAGCTTGCCCGAAACTTGCGCGAGTATTGCAGCGCTACCGCTCGGCCAGCTTTGGCGAATGAATGTAGCCGGAGATTTACCGGGCGAAGGTGAAGAAATCGACCCCTATGCTTTGGGTGAAATAGTCCGAGCGAATATTGGCCGCAAAGGATTCACCTACACGCACAAGAAGAGCCCCGCCGCCATTGAATGGATCAGGCACGCAGTCAACTGGGGATTCACCGTCAATTTATCCGCAGACGATGCCGGGGAAGCGGACACGCTCGCCGCCCACGGATTGCCATTGACTTGCATTGTGCCAATGGACACGCCCGAGCGCACCACTACGCCCGAAGGCCGCCCGATAGTGGTATGCCCGGCGCAGACCCGCGACGATAAGACTTGCGAAACTTGCGGACTTTGCCAGCACGCCGACCGGGCAGTAATTGTCGGTTTCCGGGCGCATGGTACCCGAGCGAAGCAAACCGACCAACGAGCCCGCCGGGTAATCCCCATCGCACGCGCCGCATAATCACAAGGAGATCAGACGAATGAAAACCTATGAGGTAACCATCAAGGCCGAAATTTATAAGACCATCACCGTCGACGCGAACGACGAAGACGAGGCATACAAAGAAGCGCACGAAATTTTCACCCCATACCCGGACAGTTGGGGATGGCCTGAAAAATACAACGAAGAAACAATCTCATTAACCGAAATTCAATAACCGCGAGGAGATCAGACGAATGGATCACACACCCGCACCATGGACAGCGCACGCCGTTGACTATATCGCCGACACGCCCGCCCAATGGGAAATTAAAGACAGGCACCGAGGAGTAATTGCCACCACCGAAAGCGCGAACCCAGACGATGCCGCGTTGATCGCCGCCGCCCCGGATTTACTAGCCGCTTGCATTGAAGCGATGGCCCTGTTCGACAATTACCCGCAAGCCTACGAGTGCATCGGCACGCATGAAGTGCTAACCGCAGCGATTGCCAAGGCCACCCAACAGTAAGGAGATCAGACGAATGAAAACGACCGAAGAATTAAAGGCACGCGCTCGAGGCATCGCCGAAGCGCATTTTTACTGCGACGATGAATGCGACATCCCATGGGAGCCATTCGAGTACCACGACCCGGACGAAATCGAAACCGAATGCCAGAACCTAGCCAATTCAATTTTTAATGCCATGCTTTGGGCGCAATCATGAGGAGATCAGACGAATGAAACCCGACCAAGAAATGAACGAATATATCGCCATCATTATGAGCGCCGAGCTTTTTAAATTCTGTAAGGAACAAAACTTACCATTCTTGCAAGCTTATGAGTTATCTCTGCGCGAAGACCTTACGGATTTTCAATTCGGGTATTTGGTCGCGCACGCCCGGACACTTACCGCCCTTGTCAATTGAGAGGAGATCAGACGAATGAGTCACGCACACCTGCAACGCTGTTTATATACGCCCGGGTGCCATCGGTGCCAATACACCGTAGTGAAAACGGCGGACGGTTTTGCCACCATCTGCCGCCCCTGCTTTCAGGAATATAAGCGGTTAAAAGGAGATCAGACGGACAACCCGCGCATGGATTGAGTCAGGCTTTGAGTAAACCTGAACAGGCCAACCCTTCGGTGGTAATCGTTTGCATCTTCCCCGGTAGTGTCGCTTATCCAGAATGGCCAGCCGATTTTCTCCGCAGTCTTTTGCCCGGTCTCGCTTGCATCATTATCTGCAATGACGAGCCCGGGTTTCAATCCTTCCGCAACCTTCAGCATATTGCCCGCCGAGAAACAAACGTGCAGACAATAACGCCGCTTCAACATCTTCAAGGCCAGACGAACGGACAGCGCAGTAGCGTACCCTTCGCACAGGATATTCATCCCCTTGTTATCGAACGTGAAGGTAGCGCCTGATGTACGCTGCCCGAACAGGAATTTCTTCCCGCCCTCCGCATCAATCATTTGCACACCGACCAGCGATCCGGCTATTCTCATCGGCACGAGAAGGACAGGCTTGCCTTCGATCCGAAGAACGTTTCCCTGCTCGTCCGGGAATCCCTTTGCTTCCAGATACGGGTGCGATGCATGGCCGCTTTCGTTCAGCATCCGGACTGCTTTCTTCGTTGCCTCCTGCTGCCGCCGCCGAGTCTCCTGCTCTGCATTGAGAACAGACGAACGGATTTGCCGCAGGTCTAGCTGGTTGCGAGAGTCAGGCTTCCATATTGAGACCACCGTATCCACTGCATGATTCTGTACGAACCCATGCGTACCCATGAACTTGACTGCGCCGTTAGTCTTGCGCGGGTGATCCTCTGTCGGGTATCGCTTCCATGTACCGAGCGGCGGATAGTCGTGAATGATGATGCCATGGGACCGAGCGAAGTCTAAGAAGTCCATCACTTATTCCTTGCTCTAATTGCTGCGCCAATAGCCAGCGTACCGTAGCCCTCGATACCCATATGCTCACACATCTCCGCGCATCTCTCGCGCTCTGCTGCTGCGACTAGGGCGGCAAAAGCATTGAACTCTTTACTATCCCAGATGCCGAAGCCAAACCCATCTTCTTGATAGCCAGCCTCCCGCGCCATGCGGATAATGTCTTCTCCGGTCATTATCTTCTCCCTATGCTTTTAAGAAACGCATGAAGCTTGTTGCGGATGAACTTCTTCACCTCCGGTGATGGCAACATGATCTGATTGTCGTTAAGCCCTCGCGGCCAGACGCCAAACTTATCGCGATAAGTATTCGCAGCCCGCCCCTTGGACCAACCCTCGTTCCTGACGTAGTACTGCATCATGGCCCAGAACTCCTGCTTGCTTTCATGGGACTGGCCGACACTCTTTAGCTCTTCCATCTTTCCGGCAACGGCGCTCACCTGATTCCTGCGCTCACGAACATGGCCGCAGTTGTAGCAGGTATCGGAACCGCCAACCCACAATGCATGACAGGCAGGGCACTTGCTGTCTTTCTTTTCCCGCTCTGTTGGCTCTTTCTTTGCCTTCTCTTTACCCTCATCAAGGACATCAACTCCGGCCTCGTAGACCTCGTCCCAATCATCGCGAAACCTAAGGTAATTGCCGCTATGGTCCAGCCACAGTGCGAACTCTTTGCCTTCTGCGCCGCGCATTACGCGACCCATCTGCTGGATATGTGATGACAGTGACTTGCTGAATGGCCGGGCCGATACGCCGATCATTACATCAGGAACATCAAATCCCTTGGTCAGGATATCGGTTGCAATCAGACCTTGTATCTGTGTGTCAGGCTTTGAAAAGTCCTCGATGATTTCTTTCTTCCAGTTCTCATCATCCTTGTAGCTCAGACTGACAAAGTTATACCCCTGCTCTTGGAACTTGCGCGCAAGATCAGCACCGTGATCTACGCCGGCAGAGAAGACGATTGTCTTGCGGGGCGCGCCGAATATCTCATGGGTCTTTGTGATCCACTCTGCCACTACGTCACCGGTAATCTTCATGCCGCGAGTGGTGGCCTCTTGGTTAGACCACTCGCCCGCTACCTTCTTGGCACCAGACATGTCGATCTCTTTGGCGATGAACACGCGCAACGGCACCAGCATCTGACGTTCAACCAGTTCCTTGGTCGTGACAGGACTAACCACATTGTCATAAATCTTGCCGAGCCCCTTTGTAAATGGGGTTGCGGTCAGACCAATAACCTTCACATCTGGATTGTTCTTGATGAACTCGACTGTTTGCTCACGAGTGGCGTGGCACTCATCCACGATCAACAGGGACAGGCCGGGGAACTCTCCCCTGCGCTCAAGAGTTTGAGCAGAACAGACCTGAATGTTTTCGTATGGACGATACCGCCAGTGCCCAGACTGTAGGACACCGTGATCGATGTTGTAGCGCTCAAGCCGCTTGCTGGTCTGATCGCATAGCACGATCCGATCCAGAAGCATGGCGGCTTTGTTGCCTTTGGTTTTGGTTGCGGCCAGCAGAGCAATTGCCATCTCTGTCTTGCCGCTTCCTGTTGGACTGACTAATACCTGCGCCCGCTTGCCTTGTGAGAATCCAAGACGTAATTGCTCAAGCGCTTTTTCCTGATAGTCGCGAAGATTTAACACCTGCACTCCTTAGTCTGCTGGCACACATGCCCGCCAGCGTGGGCATAAATCACTTCTCCTCGTGCTTCTTGAGCTTCTTCTGAAGCATAGCTACCTGCTTCATGAGCTGCGCGTTCTCCGCTTGGAAGGTATCCCTAGATTGCTTGACCGCATTCAATTCAATTTCGAGCAGACGAATCTGTGCGCGCAAATCTTTGATGGTGGATTCAGCTCTCTGCTTTTCTATCTCATCACCGTCCATGGTAGCAACGGCAAGCTTGTCAGACAAAGCTTCATTCTCTGCTTTCAGCAGGGCAATAGCGTCAGCCATCTGCTCTTCCTGCTTCTGCTCAAACGGCCACTCCTCTGTTGCTTCCTCTTGGTTTTCTTCCTTCTTCTCTTTTGCCTTCATTGTATGAGTCTTGCCGCCACGCTCAAACTTTGTGGCCTCCTTGGTCATGCCCAGCTCCTTGCGGATAGTGGCAACCAGCATGTGACTAACGTGGCAATGCTTTGCGATCTCACGATCAGACCAATCAGACCATTCAATATCCTTGAGCATGATCACCACGACATTGCGCTTGTCTGCATTTGTTCTCTGGAGACCGTGCGATCCGTTCGCGCCAAGCGAATACAGGATGGCCTCGCGCAGTGTGCCGTTGATGACCTCGCACTTTATACCCGGAGCGCCCGCAGCCTTGTGTGCAAAGTATCGGTGGAATCCATCGGCCAGATAATACGAAGTGCCATCACTGAAGATGGTGACGGGCGGGAATACCGCACCTGCTTTGATAGCCTCACTGTACTCGCCAACCACACGCTCATCGATCTTGATGCGCGCCTGTGTGCCGCCATCGATTTTAATTTTTGTCAGGCCGATATTCATTTATCCCTCCGAAAGTTTAATCATTAACCACAAAACTCCTGCAATACCAAGCAACGCAAGACCTAGCCCGATAAGCAACCCAGACGCAAACAAGATGTATATGGGCAGATCAATCACTCACTCACCTTGCCCTTGATAATGTCCACCATGTCAGCGTAAGCCGCTTTGCTGGCAACATCGTTGCGGGCGTAGACCATGTCATAGGCCGCTGCGTATACCCGCTCCATCTTCCTGATGAACAGCGCCGCATCCAGATCTAGCTGACTCCGGGGCTGCGACTCCAACCATTCAGCCAAGTCCTCCGCTACTGATCTCATTTCACTCTCCTTATTCTTGTTGCTGGCTTAGTAACGCCCCACTGGTTGTTAGGATTTTTCCTGTCGAGGTTCTGGCCGAGAAGCTTGATACGCCCATGGTCAATTGTTACTTCTCGTCTTAGCTTTCTGCGCTCGTAATCAATCGCCCTGCTTTGTTGGCACTGAAGGTCTCGCATCCAGTTCAATGTCTTTACATCTTGAGATGGGTCCGTATCCCATAGCCTGTCTGCCAGCGGTTTTAAGAAGGTGCCCACAAATACGCGCACGGTCATCTTGCTAGCCATCGGGGGTTGTCTCATCAGGCCCTCTTCCGGCGGCTCAATCTGATATGGCTTGAGCCAGTAGTACAGGTAACCGATAGTGATGTCTGATCTGAATGCCTTAATCAGCATCGCGTCATAGATCCTCTGCCTGTCCATTAGTGCATCGATCCTGAGATATCTTTCATTACCTCTTTGTGCCCGCGATACGCCGCCACAGTACCCACGGCGAACCACGCCACAGCCTTCTGCTCATCAGCAAGATCAGGGGACAAGCCCTCAGATTCAGCCAGCATCACGCCGGCAACCTTGGTCAAAGCCATCAGGATGACGAACATATCCTCGCCCTCCATCGCCTGTTCCAACCGATCCGACAGATCCATGGCCTCTCGTACCATGCTTGCGACTTCTCTTTCCATACCGCCCCCTACATATAGTGGTTTGTATCTCTACATGTAGTGGATGATATCCTCTACATCTAGTACTGTCAACAGGTAGTTCCGGTATTATCCTACCTATTGCATGCCCGTGTCTAGGTTCCCCAAGGGTGATAGCCCAGCCTTTACCCATGCCGTAGGCACAGAGGTGGTGGTATCTCCCTGCCCAACGCCC